CTATACTCCAGGTGAACCTAATAGCGGATGGATCCACTGCAGCTGGATACCTGAAGGAAGACGTGCACAGTTTATGCATGCTTACAAATTTGAAGGAAAAACTAAATATAAACCAATAACAGGAAGTGCGAGAAATTTAGTATGACAATAAGTAGATCACAAATGACACAACAGATTGATGGCAAGTTAAGAGGTGCCAAAGATGAAAAGAAAAAAGAAAAAAAGAAATTATACGCCAAAAAATCCAATAAAAAGAATCCTCTCTCTAGGACATTTACTGTTTAAGCCTAAAGTGATACAATCTAAGAAGTTGTACAACCGAAAGAGGCTTAAAGACAATGACAAAACTATGTGCTAGAGGCAAAGCGGCCGCTAAAAGAAAATTCAAAGTATATCCCAGTGCATATGCGAATGCATACGCTAGTAAAATTTGTGCGGGTAAAATAAAAGACCCATCAGGTACAAAACGAAAAGATTGGGGACCTAAAAAAGCAAGTACGGGTGATGAAATAAAAGTAAACCCTAAATCAAGAACATCTGTTAGAGAAAGAGAAATATTAAAAGATTATAAAAGAAAAAATGATGCTGGTATGACAAAAAAAGCAAATAAAGGTTTATTAGCAAACACAACCGTATCACCTTCAATTACAGCTGAGTCTGGTAAGGAGGGTAGAATTAATTTTGAAAATAAAGGTATAGGATTATCAATAAGTAATGAAAAGTTAGGAAGATTAAATTTATCTAAAACAAATAGAAAAGAAAGCATGCAGGGTTTTGATGATTTAGAAACTAAATCTAAAAATATTAATTATAATAAAAGTTTTAAAATAGGAAAATCAAGTTCATTTAATATAAATTTAAACAAAGGTAAATCAAGTAATAATTTTGGTAATACAACAAAAACTAAAGGTGGGACACTTTCCTTAGCTTATACATTTAACAAAGGTTCAGAAGCAAAAATTAAAAAAGTTGCAAAAGGATTGCATAAAGCATCTGCACTTCATAAGAAACAAGCCAAATCATTAGATTCAATTACTGCTTATCAGGGTAAATTTATTAAACATGATTCAGGTGATATCAAATTATCGAACAAAAGTTCAGTCGATTATTATGGTGATTTATTAAAATGAGTGAACGAGGCACTTGTTGGGAAGGATATGTTCAAAAGGGCATGAAGAAAAAAGGGGATCGTATGGTTCCTAATTGCGTTCCAGCAGGTGGCATGAAAAAAGGTGGACTCAAAAAATGGTTTAGTGAAAAATGGGTTGATATAGGATCGCCTAAAAAAGGAGGAGGATACAAAGAATGTGGAAGAAAATCTGCAAGTGGATCAAAAAGAAAATACCCCAAATGCGTCCCTGCTGCAAAAGCCGCCCGGATGACAGAATCGCAAAGGCGTTCTGCTGTTGCGAGGAAAAGAAGTAAAGCTCAAGGAGTTGGTGGAAAACCTACAAATGTTAAGACTTTTGCATCTAAAGGTGCATTTACTAAATTATATTATGGTGGTATGATAGATTACTAGGAGACTTATGGAAGAAGCAAAAGACTATAAAGCATATTTAAAAGCATTAAAAGAAATGACTAAAAAAAAGAACACTAGTGCTTCTGATTTTATTAAAAGAAGAAAACAATTAGCTGGTGTTAAAACATTCTCTTGTGGTGGTATGGGTATCGCTATCAAGGGAGGAAACTTTAAAGGAGTAAGGTAATGTCTAAAGCAAAGAAATATATATTTGTTAGAAAAGGTAAAGATGGAAAACCCGTATTAATAGACCCTAAAGAATATGAAGGGAAATTAATGGGGAAAGTACAGAACAAAAGATCTGGCGGTATGTCGAGTAAAAAAAATTACATGGGTGGTGGCTCAGTAAAAAAGAAACCGACAATGGCAAAAACAGGTAAATTAGTTGGTAAACAAAAAAATCTACCATTACATTTACAGAAAAAAATATTAGCGTAAGGATGAAATGGCTAGTTCAGGAACTACAAGTTTTAATCCATCTATTGATGAGGTCATTGAAGAAGCTTACGAAAGATGTGGTGTAAGAACTAATTCTGGTTACGACCTTAAATCAGCTAGAAGAAGTTTAAATTTGTTATTTTCTGAATGGGGTAACAGAGGTATTAATCTCTGGAAAGTAAAATCAAAAACAGAAACCTTAGTTAACAATCAAGTTACTTATAATACACCAAGCGATTGTAATGACGTGCTTGAAGCTGTCGTTACAGTTTCAGGTGGTAATCAACAAACTTTAACCAAAATATCAAGATCTGAATACATTGCTATTCCTAATAAAACACAAGCGGGAACACCTTCTCAATATTATGTTGATAGACAACTGACACCAACTATTAGTTTATATTTGGCTCCTGATACGAGCGCAGTGACTAATATATTTTATTATTACCTTGCTAGAATCGAAGATGTAGGTGCTTACACTAATACAGCTGATATGCCTTTTAGATTTTTTCCATGCATGGTATCTGGATTAGCTTTTTATTTATCACAAAAAATTGCACCAGATAGAATACAAGCATTAAAATTATTATATGAAGATGAACTAAAAAGAGCATTAGAGGAAGATGGCCAAAGAACATCTGTTTATATTTCTCCTAATGTTTATTACCCACAAGGATAATTATGGCATATTCAAAGGGTAAATACTCACAATCAATATCTGATAGATCAGGTCAGGCTTTTCCATATAGAGAAATGGTAAAAGAATGGAATGGTTCATTAGTTCACATATCAGAGTTTGAAAAAAAACATCCTCAACTAGATCCAAAACCACATAGAGCAGATCCTGTAGCACTATACAATGCAAGACCACAAAGAGCTGCACCTGTTGTAGTTTATCTTGATCCTGCTTTTTGGCCAGGACAATTTACATCTGATGGTATGCGACCATCTACAGATGCTAACGAAGAAAATAACAAAAGACGGTTACAGTCAACTACAGGGAGTGTTACAATAAGTATATCATGACGTTTGCTGAATTATTACAAAAGGTGAGAGATTACACAGAGGTTGGAAGTTCTGTTTTAAGTGATTCTATTTTACAATCTATGATTAGAGATGCTGAGCTTCGTATTTTTAGAGAAGTTGATGCAGATTATACAAGAGAATATGCAACTGCAAATTTACAAACCAATTCACCTTATTTAATATTACCTAGTTCTCCAGCTACGACTGCTACAAGAACATCAATAATTGTGAGGTCTGTGTTAGTTTTTGACTCCACTCAATCACCTACAACTAAAGAATATCTAGAAAAAAGAGATACAAGTTTTATATTTGAATTTAATTCAACGGAGTCTACTGGAGTGCCAAAATATTATGCAAATTGGAAAGAAGATACTATAATTATGGCTCCTGCCCCTAATGCTCAATATAAAGTTCAATTGAGTTATATATATTCACCAGATGCTTTATCATCAACAAATACAGAGACTTATCTCTCAAAAAATGCTCCTGATCTATTATTCAATGCAGTTATGGTACAAGCTTACGAGTTTTTAAAAGGACCGATGGATATGTACAAAATCTATTCAGACAAGTATAATGTATCTATACAAAGTTTTGCGTTGGAGCAAATGGGCAGAAGACGTAGAGACGAGTACACGGATGGGGTGCCTAGGGTAAAAATACCTTCACCTTCACCGAATAATTAAAATTTATAAGGAGATATTAACATGGCAATTACACAAGCAGTTTGCAATAGTTTTAAAAAAGAAATTTTAGAGGGTGTTCACGATTTAGAAAATGGTGGTGATGTTTTTAAATTAGCATTATATAAATCGACTGCAACATTAAGTGCAGCAACTACAGCTTACATTACGGGCGGAGAAGTAAGTGCTTCTGGTGCGTATGCAGCGAAAGGTGGAACTTTAGCATCACAACAAACTTCATTAGCAGCAAGCGGAGTCGCTATTGTGGACTTTGCAGATTTATCTTTCACAGGAGTAACACTTACTGCGAGAGGTGCTTTAATCTATAACTCAACTGAAGCTAACAAAGCAGTTTGTGTTTTAGATTTTGGCTCTGATAAAACTGCAACTTCTGGAACTTTTACAATTCAATTTCCAAACTTTACATCGAGTGCCGCTATATTAAGAATCGCATAATCTAGGAGCCCGATGCTATGGCAGAACTGACTTATACCGTTACCGTAGCGTCGGGAAACCTTTATGGCGGAGGCACAGGCAACGTCTTTTATTTAGATGGTTCTAGAAACTCAACAGGTCCTGGAACTGTAAGTTGGGTAAACGGAGGCACTTTAAGATTTGATCAAAGTGCTTCTTCAAACGACAATCACCCATTAATTTTTTCTACAACTACAAGCAGAGATCAATATCTTACATCTGGTGTAACTTATTATTTGGATGGTGCATCAAATTACGCAAACTACGTAAACACTACAAATTTTAATGCTGCAACAACAAGATATGTTGAAGTAACACCATCTTCTGAAACCGATTTTTATTATTTATGTTATGTCCATGGAATTGGCATGGGTGGTATTTTTGATATTACACAAACTACATGGGGAGCAAAAACATGGGGTTTCAATTCTTGGAATAATCAAGATGGAATTGATGTATCTCCTACTGCTGTAACTTTAGCTTCATCATTAGGTGCTCTTAATGCATTTAACGAAAAAGGTTGGGGAAGAGACGCTTGGGGTGATGAAAACTGGGGTGAATCAACTATTGATGTAGTTTTAACCGGTCTTGATTTATCAGTTAGTTCTGGTGAAGAAAATACTTGGGGACAAAATACTTGGAATGATCCTTTTATAAAGTGGGGAGGAACATATAATCCTGTAGTTAGAATTGGACAACAAATTGCTGAAACAGGAGAACAGTTAGCTTCAACTACAGGAAGTGTAAGTGTTACTTCTGCAACTGAAATTTTTCTAAGTGAAAATCCTTTAAGTGCATTAAATGTTTCATCAGGAAGTGTAGCTGATCGAACTGAGGTTTTTCCAACAGGGCAACAATTAACTGCAAGTTTAGGTACAGAAGAAGCTTACAACGAACAAGGTTGGGGAAGAGATGCTTGGGGTGAAGAAGTTTGGGGTGCAGAAGGTGAATGGATAAACGTTAATGTAACTGGTGTAACAGCCACTACAAGTTTAGGTAATGAGGATACGGAGGGTAATGTAACCGTTGAATTAAATGCAGTAAGCACTCCAGGTTGGGGTGTAAACTTAGGTTGGGGAGATCAACTTTGGGGTTCAGCAAGTGTAAACATTGGAATGTCTATGTCTACAGGACAAGTAGATCCTGCTCCAGATGTTGCTATTACAGGAGAACTATTAAATTCTACTACAGGTTCTTTATCTGTAACTGCAAACGCAGATTTAACTTTAACAGGTCAAGGATTAACCATATCTTTAGGTAATGAGGATGCTACTCCAAATACACAAGTAGATTTAACGGGTATTCAATTGAACTTTACTGTAGCAAATGCTGTGGCTGGTGCTTCTGCATTATGTTTACCAACAGGAGTGACAGCGACCACTTCTACAGGTATAATATCAGTAAACGCATGGGAATTAGTTGACTCTGGTACAGCTCCAACTTGGAAATTAGTAGCCTAGTTGACAATGTAGTGCAATAGAAATAAAATTAAAGTATTTAATAAAGGATAAAAATTATGGCATCAACTTACACACCTTTAGGTATAGAACTTCAGGCTACTGGTGAAAACTCTGGTACATGGGGTAATAAAACAAACGTAAATTTACAAGTCTTTGAACAAATATCTGGTGGCTTTTCACAGCAATCAATCGCAGGAGGTGCTGGAACTACAACTCTAAGTATTGCAGATTCTGGAACGGGTGACGTAGCTGCCCACAGAATGATCGAATTCACAGGATCTATTACAGGAAATAGAATTGTAACTATTCCTTTAGATGTTCAAACTTTTTATTTTTTAAGAAATTCAACTTCAGGTGCTTACACAGTACAATTTAAATATGTTTCTGGTTCAGGTTCGTCTGTAACTTTTTCAGCTACAGATAAAGGCGATAAAATAGTTTTTGCAACAGCCAACGACGGAACAAATCCTGACATTAAAGAAATACCTATGATTGGTGCAGTGGTAGATGATACAACTCCACAATTAGGCGGTCAGCTAGATGTTAATGGAAATGCACTTGGCGATGGTACATTAGAATTATTAAAATTTTCAGAAACAGGATCTGCAGTCAACGAGTTTACAGTGGCCAATGCAGCAACAGGAAATGGTCCTACTCTTTCTTCAACAGGAGATGACACAAACGTAGATATTAATATTAATCCTAAAGGAACTGGAGTTTTAAAATCAGGTTCTGCTGCAGTTAAAGTAGCAGGTAAAGAAACTATGTGGATTCCAGCTTCTGCTATGTATGCAGCAACTACAAACGGAGCTGAAGCAGCTCAAGCTGAAACAACAGCTACAAGACCTGATATGAAAACTTTGAATTTTGATGCATCAACAGATGAGTTTGCACAATTTTCTGTAGCGATGCCTAAATCATGGAACGAAGGCACAATTACTTTTCAAGTGTATTGGACATCTGCTAGCACAAATACTGGAAATGTTATTTGGGGACTACAAGGTGTTGCGTGTGCAGATAGTGATACGATTGATGTTGCATATGGAACAGCAGTCACTGTGACAGATGCTGGTATCGGGACAGCTGAGGATCAACACATCAGTTCAGAAAGCGGAGCAGTTACAGTAGCAGGATCACCTGCAGCTGGAGAATTAACTTATTTTCAAGTACTTAGAGATGCAAATGCGGGTGGAGATACTTTTTCAGCTGATGCAAAATTATTAGGTGTAAAAATATTCTTTACTACTGATGCAGCTAACGACGCGTAGGGGTATTGAATGGCAAATGTCTATTTCGCAGAAATACATTGGACAACGAAAGAAGTAATGCAAACCTTTGTTTTAGGTGGTGATACTCCAATAGGAGATACAACACTTGAAGCAGATCCTACAAGTACAGCAGCAGAGGAATATGTAAATAGTCTTTGGAAAAAAGGAAATATTTATAAAGCTTTTTCTATGAATGGCGACTACACAGGTTGGGCTATAGACAGAAAAAACTCTGCTGGAATTGGTTATACATGGGATGAAACTAATGATGTTTTTATACCAACAAAACCTTTTCCTTCTTATACATTAGACGCTAATTATAAGTGGCAACCACCAGTTGCTTTTCCTTCTGTAACAACATATAACGTAGATGGAGTTGATAAAGATTACGTTATTCATTGGAGAGAAGATTTAGGAACGTGGGACGGAAGAAGATTAACATCTGATTTTGATGGTACAATTTATAAATGGAACGCAACAAGTTCTGCATGGGAGGCAATAGTATAATATGTTTGGATATAGAGTTTTAGGATTTGGAGCAGGTGGAGGAGCAGGACCACCAGTTGAAGTAGATTATTTAGTAGTCGCTGGCGGCGGTGGTGGTGCACAAACACAAGCCGGAGGCGGAGGAGCTGGAGGTATGAGATCTTCATTCCCTGGAGGAACAAAACTCGAAATGGATCAAGCAACACCCTATACAATTACAGTTGGTTCAGGAGGAAATGGCGGCGGAGTTGGATCTCCAGACGCACCAACAGATGGAGGAGATAGTTCAGTTGCTTTACTAACTACAATTTCATCTACTGGCGGTGGCCAAGGCGGATCTGGAGCCGGAGGAGACGGTGGCTCTGGAGGAGGTGCGGGACCTTACGCTGCAAGTGGCGGAAGCGGTAATGCAGGAGGATATAACCCACCTGAAGGAAATCCAGGAGGATCAAATTCAACACCATATAGTCCAGGTTCAGCTGGTATGGGTGGCGGCGGAGCAGGAGCAGCCGGAGCAAACGGTGGACCAGGAGCAAGAGCTGGAGGGTCAGGTTCTTCAGTGACTTATGCTGGAGGCGGAGGTGGTGGCGACCACCCTGGAGAAGGAGGCCCTGCATCTGGCGGATCAGGAGGCGGCGGAAGTTCTCCAAATACTCCAGGAACAGATGGACTTGGCGGCGGTGGCGGCGGTGGAAGTAATAGCCCACCAGCAGGAACGCCAGGAGGAAGTGGAAAAGTATTTCTAAGAATTCCAGCTGCTGCAGGGATATCAGCTTCTGATGTTACAATCGCTCCAGGTAGTAATTCAGTTTCTACATTATCACCATCAGGTGATGTTTTATGTACATTTGCAGTCGGTGGGACTATTCAAATAGGATAATACATATTGATTAAAATTTATCATAAGGTATAAATATCTTTTGAAAGATATTTATGTCAATTAGTAAATACCAATATGCAATTTATAATAGAGCAATTCCTATAAAAGTTTGTAACGACATTATTAAATATGGTTTAGCTGAAAAAGGAAATTTAGGGACTATTTACGCAACTGGTAATAATATTAAAGATATAAAAAATAATACTTCTAAAGCAACAAAATTATTAGAAAAACGAGATTCAAATATATCATGGTTAAATTGTCCTTGGGTACATAAAATAGTGCATCCATGGGTATGGGATGCAATGAAAAAATTTGATTGGAACTATGATTTAATTGGTGCAGAAAAAAGTCAGTTTACTATTTATCACCCAGGTCAATTTTATGATTGGCATCAAGATTGTTTTTTTGGTGATGATATTAAAACAAAACATAAAGGTCGAAATAGAAAAATATCTTATAGTCTTTTATTAAATGATCCTAGTGAATATGAAGGTGGAGAACTTCAATTCGATATTAGAAATCAAGAAAATTCAAAAAATAATAAAATAGAAACGGTGACATCTAAAGACCAAGGAACTTTAATTATTTTTCCTAGTTTTTCATTTCATAGAGTTTTACCTGTAAAACATGGAGTAAGATATTCGTTAGTAACATGGTTTCAAGGACCTGATTGGAGATAAAGTGAAAAAAGACCATAAGATAATAAAAAAATTAATATCCCCTGAGTTAGCAAAATTTTTATTTAATTATTTTTTAATAAAAAGAACTGCAACCAAATTACTTAGTGAGTATAATATTATATCTTATTTTGATAAAGATTTTGGTTTTTTTGGTGACACACAAATTCCAAACAAAAACACATTTTGTTTATATGGTGATACGACATTTGATACGCTTTTACCAAATGTAAAACAAAAGATTGAAAAAGTTTTAAATAAAAAATTAACTGAGACATATTCGTATGCTAGATTATACACTAAAGGAGATATATTAAAATCTCATATAGATAGACCTAGTTGTGAAGAATCTATTACATTAAATTTAGGTGGAGATAAGTGGCCAATATATTTAGAAGATGAAGAGGAAGAAACTATAGAAATTGTTTTAAATCCTGGAGATGGTTTAGTATATAAAGGACACAAATACAGACATTGGCGAGACGAGTTTACTGGTAAAGAATGTGGTCAAGTATTTTTACATTACATTGATGAAAAAAACAAAAACCCTCATGCTGCACCATATGATTTTAGACCTGTATTAGGGATTTCAGGACAACAAAACACACACTTACAAGATCAAATAAAAATAAAAAAGGCAAGCAATGAAAATAACTAAAAATGTTTTATCTAAAAGTAATTTAAAAAATCTTACCGACATAGTAACTTCAAATGATTTTCAATGGTACTTTAATGATAAGACAGCACATATTCCATCAATTATAAATCGTAAAAACACTTACGAAGCTCCACAAATGACACATAAGTTAATTAATAATTCACAAATAAATTCTGATTGGGTACAAACATTGTCTCCTATATTAGACCAAATTTATAAAAATATAGACATCAATAATATAATTAGAATGAAATTTAATTTATTATTTCCATTTAAATATAAGAAAAATAATAAACACTGTACACCACATGTTGATAACGCAGAAATAAAAGGAAATAGAATATTATTATTCTATCTACAAGATTGTGATTGTTATACTTATTTTTTTAAAAATAAAAAAATTTGGAAAAAAATAAAAGTAACTGGTAATACCTTAATTGACTTTGATGGAAAAATTTATCATGCAGGATCTCATCCAAATAAAAGTGAGAAAAAAATAGTATTAAACATAAATTATGTATGAGGAGAAACTATGACACCAAAAGAAAAAATACTTTATGAAAAAGTAGATACATTAACAAAAGAAACGCACACACTTAAAGTATTAAGAGAAAGTGAAATTCAAATAAATAGCTCTCTTAAAGAAAGAGATAAAAGTCTTGAAAAAGTAATTGAGTTATTAAGAAAAACTATTGATGACTTATTAAACGAAAATGTTTCTTTAAGAACTAAAATTGATAAGTTAATTAGTGATCAATAATATTAAAATTATCAAAAAATTTTTATCTAAAGAAAATAAAGATTTTATTAATAAAGTTTTGTTAAGCTCTGATTTTCCTTATTACTTATCAGAGTATGATGCTCAACATCCACATGATGCTTGCGTTCCATCTTATAAAGTTTTATGTCATAATGTACTTCAAAGAAAAGAAGATAGAATAAAACCAGGTTTTAATTCAGAACACTCTAGGCCAACGTTAAATATTCTAAGTAATTTTTTTGTTAAAGCTGGTATTAAAGAAGTTTTGTTTCATAGAATATGTTATAACTTCACATTTAATATTGGAGTAAGAAAGTCTTATATTCATGAGGATCATGCTTACCCTCATTCACAAGCAATAATTTACTTATCAAAAGTATTAGATAAAGATACTCCAACAGTAATTTTAGATAAAAAACATAAAGTAATTAAAAAAATAAAATATGAAATGGATAAGGGTGTTATATTTGATAAGACACCACACTATCACGTATTCCCAAAAAAAGGAGCGCGACTAGTTTTAGTAGCAACTTTTGATAAAATTAATTAAATGCATAAATTTAAAGAAGGATATTTAAAAGAAAACAATATTGATTTTAATACCTTAGCTGAAATAATTTCACAAAATCATTTAACACATGTTATCACTACTAATTATCTAAAAGAATATGCTTTAGATTCAGTTTTTCAAATTAAAAACATAGAGAAAGATTTTAGATTTAAAGAAATATTTAATAAATTAAATTTTGATTTGAATAAAGAAAAAGCACCTAGCGATCTTAGTATATTTTTTTCTATGATGTCTGGCTCTTGTAGTAGTCAACACACGGATGAAGAAAACGTTCATATAATAGGTTTGTATGGACATACTTCTTATTTGTTAGATAAAAAAATAATTATGCTTAAACCAGGGGATAGGTTATATATTGAAAAAGGAACACCTCATAAGGCTGTGTCTTTGTCCCCTAGAATTGTCTTTTCTTTCGGGATTTACAACTAATAAATATATTTTTGTATTATCATTGTTGTCAAACGTATTCTGGATTATAGACAACCGCAAAAAAACTACATATAATTACTTAGGCTATGCTACAAAAACTTAATTTCAGACCTGGTTTTAACAAACAATCTTCTGCCTCTGGAGCAGAAAACCAATGGATTGATGGTGATTTTGTTAGATTTAGATATTCTATGCCTGAAAAAATTGGTGGTTGGTCTGAAGTTTTAGATAAACAGTTAATAGGTGCAGCAAGAGCATCTCACAGCTGGACTGATTTAGACGGTAACAGATACATAGCTTTCGGTACAAACAAAATTTTATATATATATGACGGTAATGATTATTATGACGTTACACCTTTTGATACTTCATTAGCGCAATCAGGTTGTGATATTAGCACTACCAACGGTTCAACTACGGTTACAATTACATGCCCCTCGGGCCACGGCCTCGAACCAGGTGATATTGTTACATTTGTTAACGCTGGATCTTTTAATGCTTCACAAACAGGATATGTTGCAGCTGATTTTAACGACGTATTATTTGAAGTGCAATTAGCTCCAACGACTTCTACTTTTACAATAACAATGCCTTCAGCAGAAACAGGATCAGGCACCACCAATAATGGAACACTTGATTTAAAAGCTTATTTTCAAATAGGTCCACTACAACAATCTTTTGGATACGGTTGGGGTACAGGTTTGTGGAATGCTTCTACATGGGGAACTGCAAGGTCTACATCAAATGTAGTGCTTGATCCAGGGTCATGGTCACTTGATAATTTTGGTGAACTTTTAATTGCAACAATAAAAAATGGTGCAACTTTTTCTTGGGATCCAAACGGTGGTTTTGCTACTCGAGCAGCCTTAGTATCTGGTGCTCCTACCAAATCTGTTATGACAATGGTTTCTGATAGGGATAGGCACCTTATTATACTTGGAACAGAAACAACGATTGGATCACCTACTACACAAGATAAAATGTTTATTAGATTTTCAGACCAAGAATCTTTGACTGATTATACGGCCACATCAACAAACACAGCGGGTTCTTTTAGAATTGATAGTGGGACAAAAATAGTAGGAGCCGCAAAAGCAAAAGATTATGTTCTTATCTTAACTGATACCTCAGCGTATTTAATGCAGTTTGTGGGTCCACCATTTACATTTAGTATTAGACAAGTTGGATCAAACTGTGGCTGTTTAGGCCAGCACTCCATTGTTTATGCCAATGGTGCAGTTTATTGGATGTCAGATTCAGGTGGATTTTTTGTTTTTGACGGGACGGTTAAATCATTAGGCTCGCTTGTAGAAGATTTTGTATTTCAAACAAACAATAATACTCCAGGTTTAAATTTTGCAAACGGTGCTGAAATAACCTGTGGATCTCACAATAGTTTATTTTCTGAGATATCATGGTTTTATGCTAGCGCGAGTTCCAACGCTGTAGATCGAGTAGTCACTTATAATTATTTTGAACAAACTTGGACTACAGGAACGTTAGCAAGAACAACATATGAGGATAGCCGTATATTTGCAGATCCTATAGCGACTGAATTTACAGCTAATCTAACGCCGAACACACCTACAGTTCAAGGAGTATCAAATGGTGCTTCAAGAGTTTTTGAACATGAAACTGGAACAAATGAAGTTTTAGCTGATGGCACAATAAATGCTATACCAGCCTTTATTAAATCTGGTGACTTTGATTTAGACGCTCAAGGTGATGGTGAATATTTTATTAAAGTAAGAAGATTCATACCTGACTTTAAATATTTAAATGGTAATGCTAAAATAACTTTAGAATTAAGAGACTATCCTGCTAACATACAACAGGGTTCACCTCTCGGCCCTTTTACAATTACATCAACTACAGATAAAGTAGACACAAGAGCAAGAGCTAGATTAGCTGCTGTTAAAATAGAAAATGATAGTGTAGATGAAAGTTGGAGGTTTGGTCAATTCAGATTTGATATACAACCTGATGGTAGAAGATAATGGCTAAAGTACAAGTATTTTTACCTGAACCGCCAAAAGAATTTAGCACTGATTCTTTTAGACAAATTAATTTGGCTTTAGAAACTTTACAAAACCAATTAAATACTTCATACCAACAAGATCAAAAAAACGAAAGTGAAACTTTTAATTATTTTTTATCATGACCATACAATATAAAAATCAGGGATATAAACAATCAGGAACAGGTAAAACTACAGTTCTAACATGTCCAGCTAATGCAACAATAATCGTAAAAAGTATTTATGTTGCTAACAACGATGCGTCATCAGCTATTTTGGTAAACATGAATTTAGTTGACTCTTCTGATTCAAGTGCTGAGTATGAGTTTTTTAGAGATGATGTTCCAGCAAAAACACAAGTAAATGCTACACCCCAAACTTTAAATCTTGAAGCAGGCGATGCGGTTACAGTTACAGCAGCTTCAGGAAGTAATAAAATTCAAGGTGCTATCACTTATGCATTGATAGATAGATCACAGGAAAATGGCTAAACGTAAATTCGTAAATTTTACACCAAGACCAAAACCTCGTAAGCGACCACGTCGTCACAAGAAGAGACTTAACAAAAATGAAAAAAGATGTTATAAGAAATACAACCGACAAGGACGAAAACAATGACAAAAAAAACAGTCACAATTAATGGAGAAGAAGTACCGGTAGTGCCAGCCAAAGCTGAAGAAGAGGTTCTAAACAAAAGAACAGGCAAAAAATATGATAGCAAAGCTCATTTTGATTCTGATGTTGCTGATCCCAATACTGATACTGTTGCTGATGATCTTCAAATTAACCAAAAAATAACAGTTGCATCTCTTGAAGTATTTGGTAAAACCAAATCATAATGCAACCAGCAGGTGGAACTGAATTACAATTAGCTTATTTAAAAAAATATGCGAATCAAGGTATACTTGATTCTGTACAAATTACTACATCTATACCAGAAAAAGAACCTTTAGATCCTGTAAGAGCAAATATACTTTGGTTAAAAAATTCTTACGATCAACCCAATGTAGCACCTTGGTTTCAAAATAAAGAAAATCATTCTAAGTATGATTGGTATGTTTTTAATAGTCATTGGAGTTACGAAAAATACCGTATGTTTTTTAAAATACCTGAAGATAAATGTACTATTATTAAAAATGGAATTGATTATGAAGAATTAAAATTAAAAACAGATTTTACTCCAAAGAAAAAATTAAAAATGTGTTACATCTCAACACCATGGAGAGGTTTGGAAGTGGCTTTAACAGCAATGGAGTCATTAAAAGATCGAGATCCAGATATTACTTTAGATGTTTATTCAAGCACAATAATTTATGGTAAACAGTTTCATAACCATAATGATAAAGAGTATTTAGACCTTTATCAAAAAGCAAAAGATTTACCTAATGTAAACTATATGGGTTTTTGTGATCATAAAACTTTAATGAGCAAATTAAAAGATTATGATGTTAATTGTTTTCCTAGTATTTGGGAAGAAACATTTTGCATATCTGCAATGGAATCATTAGCAGCGGGTCAGTTATTAATAACCACGGATCTCGGTGCATTGTTTGAAACATGTGCGGAGTTTCCAATTTATATCCCTTTTACACAAAACAAAGCAAAGTTAGCTCATCAAGTAGCTGAATGTTGTGTTGAAGCAAAAAAGATTTTACAAAACGATTTAACAAATGTATTTAAATTTCAACAAGAATATTACAAAAGATTTTATGATTGGCGTAATATTGCAAGAAATTGGGAAGGTTTTTTAAAAGGGGTTATTCATGTCCAAAGAAATAAATAAAAATCACTTAATGGTGTGCACTCCTGTGCATTCTGATGTTTCAATACATTATATGAAAGCGTGTTTGGATTTACAAAAAGAATGTATATTAAATAAAACAAAAATTACATTTCAACTAATGAAATCTTCATTAGTTACACAAGGTAGAAACTTATGTGCTTCTGAATTTATGAATTCCGATGCAGATCAAATGTTATTTATAGATTCTGATATTGAGTTTAGTACAAGATCGGTATATAGATTGTTCAAATCATCTCATGAAGTATCTCTAATACCTTATCCAATGAAACAAAAAACAGATGCTAAATTTAGAAAGGATTTTGAAACAAGACCTGATGACAGTATTCATAGCATGGGTCATTTGTTTCCTATAGAAATACCAGACATAAATGACATAAGACCTCAAGATGGTTTTATTGAAGTAAATAAAGGCCCAACAGGTATGATGATGATTAAAAGGTCAGCATTTGATAAGTTAAAAGAACATTACAAAGAACTTGTTATAAGTCAAAAGACTTTAGTAAATGGAGAACTTATGGATAGACCTAATTACTATAACTTTTTTGATACTTATTGGAGTCCAACAAACAAAACTTACATGGGTGAAGACTTCTATTTTTGCAAGTTATGGACATCAATAGGAGGTAAAATTCATGCTTTATGTGATGAGGAAATAAGCCATATTGGTGAATACAAGTACTCAGGCAAAGTCAAGGATGAGTTTTATAAAGTTGACTGATATTGAAGAATAGCTCTTAATAAGATAAAATACCATAATAACTAGTTAAAATTATTATTATGGATCCATTAACAATAGCACTCGCAACCTTTGGTATACAAAAACTAAGAGGTAAATCTACAAAAAGAGCATTAAGAGATGCCACTATAGCAGGTGGTATAGGTCAGTTAGGTGGTATGGCAGGTGTTGGTCCTTTTCAAGCCTTTGGTCAAACATCATTACCTGGTATGACAGGAAACTTTTTACCAGGAGCAGGAACCACGCTTCCAGGCCAGGCGACGACTATTGGTTCACAGGTAAGAGCAGTTCCTGCAAACATGGGAAGTGGAATAAAAAGATTAATTGGAGAGAAAGATATATTTAATCCAAAAACAGGTGAGATGATAAAAGAAGGTTCAGGTTTTATGGGATTAGGCACAGGAGAAAAATTAGGTTTAACTCTTGGTGCTGCGAGTTTATTAGGTGAAGATGAAAAACCAGAAATGCCTCCTGGCACACGACCAGAAGATTACAAAAAAGCAAAAAAAGAAGCTGATGAACAATTAGCAAATATTTTAGATACCTATGATTATGAGGGCGAGGCGGCTGGTATATCACCTTACTCATATCAACAAGGTAATTCATTATACACTTTTAGTGAGGGTGGTATAGCTGAAATTAAAAAATTTAACACAGGTGGTATAAATTATTTACCATCTAAGTCAGATCATGACGAAAAAGATTACAATAATTACGTGAGAGCAGAAGGGTATGTAGAAGATGGTTCAGGCAATGGAGATAAAGACGAAGACACAATGTTAGCTCAGTTAGCTGATGGTGAGTTTGTTTCAAGAGCTGATGCTATTTTAGGTGCAGGAATTATGGAGGGTGCAAACCCTAGTAGTTACAAAGATATGAGAAAAAAAGGAGCTGCTTTCTTTTACGGTCAGCAAGCTAAATTTAAACGAATATTTGATTTGTTAGATGCGGCCAGAAAA